AATGGCAGCTAATTTATTTTCAGATCTAGAGATTGCAGCGTTTCGTGCAGGTATAACTCCACGGACAAAAGAATCTATTGCATGGTTTAAACAAAAAGCAAGTCAGTTAGGTAAAGTAACTGGTGGTACAATCTTTAATCAAGAGCAAGTAAAGATGCAGGCTTCGTTACGTAATCCATTAGGTAACATGTATATGTTCTATTACAATGCAAAGCATAGAGAAAAGCTACCATACTTTGATGCATTCCCACTCGTAGTTATAACATCACTTGCCGAAGGTGGATTCTATGGCATGAATCTACATTATCTACCTCCACCATTAAGAGCTAAGGCACTTAATGGATTGATGGGTAGTGATGGTTTACCAGCAAAATATTATAGACCTACTATTCACAGATACCTGACTACTCAGGTACGTAGTAAGTTTGCATTAATCGATAAACCAGAATGGGAAATAGCAACATTTTTACCGGCTGCACAATGGAGAGGTGCTGGCGTCGGTAAAGTATATCAGGATTCAAGGAGCAAAATAAGAAATGGCTAGTATAAATGAAATTAAAGCATTAGCATCACGTAAGGGTGGTTTTGCACAGTCAAGTCAGTTTTTAGTTAAACTTCCTGATATTGGTTTCTATAATACAAGAGATTTAAATATTCTTTGTAAGACTATTAGTCTGCCTGGTAGACAGATCTTAACAAGTGATAGAACTATCGGTGTTAAGCAAACTAAAGTTGCATATGGATTTGCAGCAGGTCCTGTAAGTATGACATTTAACGTCTTAAATGATTATGGCTTAAAGGAATATTTTGAACTATGGCAAAATAGAATAGTTAATAATGGTAATTTTTCACCAGCATATAAAAATACATATGCTAAAAATATACAAATTCTACAATTAAAGAAAGGCGTTGGATTTGATACAGATTTACAACTAGGGCCTTTTAGACTTGACATAGATTTGTTCAAAAGTGCTAATGTTGTATATGAATGTACACTTTTAAATGCGTTCCCGACTTCGATGGTTGATATAGCTTTATCGAATGAAGGAGGAGTAGTTGAATTAACAATTGAATTTGAATACGATAATTGGAAGAGTGCTAGGTTCTATAACGATGCTAGTACAAGAAACTTAAGACTATTAGGAACACTAATAAATACAGTTAATAATATTGTAAATTAATGAGGTTATATTATGGCATTGCCAAAACTGAATGATACGCCAAAGTACAGCGTAGATATACCATCGATGAAGAAAACGGTTAAGTTCAGACCGTTCTTAGTTAAAGAAGAAAAAGTTTTATTATTAGCAATGGAATCTGATGAGGAAGATCAGGTACTCGGAGCAATAATGGATACTATTGAAACATGTATTATGGACGATATCGATGTCAAACAACTAACAACGTATGATATTGAATATTTGTTTACAAAAATACGTGGTAAATCAGTAGGTGAATCAACTAGAGTTAAACTTAAATGTGAGGCTTGTGAAACAGAGAACGAGGTTGTGATCCCGCTTGATGACATTAAAGTAATTGGAGATGATGCAGATCCATTAATCGAACTACAACCTGGTATGCAACTTGAAATGAGGCATCCGTCATACTACGAATTAAAGAATGACGAGCATATTCAATCAGGTGAAACAGCTGCGGCTACATTCGCAATGATCAGACATTGTTTAAAGTCTATAAAAACTGAAGACGATAATATAAGTCTAAAAGATGAGTCGGTCAAAGAAGTAGACGAATTTATAGAAAGTATGAATACAGAACAATTTGAAAAGGTCAGGGAGTTTGTAGAAACTATCCCAGCCATGAAACATGATGTAGAATTTGATTGCTCATGTGGGCATCATAATAAAATAGAATTGAAAGGAATGCAATCTTTTTTCTAGTATGTCTATCTCATACAAGCCTGTTAGATTACTACAACACGGTATTTCAACTAATGCAACATCATAAGTATTCGTTGAGTGAGATAGACGGAATGATACCATGGGAAAAGGATGTCTACATTAGTATGTTAGCTGAATTTATAAGAGAACAAAAAGAAGAAATGGCAAGGCAACAACATGGTTAAAACATCAAATGCACAGCAGGCTAATGGCCAAACTAAATTCGGTACCTTATCAAACGTTGTAGATGAGATTAGAGTAACTAATAAGCTTTTAGATAAGCAAAGTTCAGTTATTACTGACTTTATTAAAAACCAACAAACGGCCTCGGCCTTAGGTAAAAAGGATGCTTTAGAATCTGGTAGAGAGGGTAAAGGTAAAGGACCTCGGTTTGGTGCAGGCAGAATGCTTATGAGAGGCGGAGCTGAAATGACTGGTATACCTGCATTAGGTAGAGGTATGAAAATGTTGTTAGCGCCTATTACTGCTGGTCTAGGATACTTAATGCGTCCATTAAAGTTTCTAGGTAAACTATTAATCAAAGGTGGTCCTATAGCATTACTCTTTACAGGTATGTACATGCTATTTAAAGGAATAGCAGATAATCCTACATTTAACAAAACTATAGAATCTATCAAGACAACTTGGAATGATAAAATCGTACCGTTGTTTACTAGTATAAAAGAATCTATAAGTTCATTAATGGGTAATGCAGATGTTCAAGCGACTTTCGAAAGTATTAAAGATTGGTTTAGTAATTTTAAAATTCAAATTCAAGACTTCGTACTAGGCAGCCTTGCAACTATAACAGATGCAATTGCAGGAGTATTAGAAGGCATAGACTTATTACTCAAAGGTGATTGGAAGGCTGGTATATCTAAAATCGGTAGTACACTATTTAATGGCATTAAAGGTTTCTTTGATAATGCTATTACCAATATATTAGAAATGTTTGGACTAGACTTTGGTAAGGGAGGTTCTTTCCTAAAGGGTGCGGAGAAAATTATAGATTCATTACTTCTTAATATGACAGCTAAATGGAATGAATTTAAACAAGGTATTAAAGACACTTGGGCTGGTATGGTTAATTTCTTTACAGGTGATAGCGGTTATGTGATGACCACAATTAATAATATTAAACAGTGGATAACTGATAAATGGAATGGGTTTAAAGACACTATTAAAGCCACGTGGGAAGGCATGGTTGAAGATGTAAAGATGGCATTCGTTGAAGCAGTTGATCTTATAATTATTCAACAGGTTCAGAAAATAAAAGATTTAAAAGATGGAATGGTTGCGAAGTGGGGAGAGATAAAAGATTCTATGATGGAAGCAATAACCAAAGTTGCAACTTGGTTTGCATTTAAGCCTAAAGAATTAGGTTTAATGTTAGAAGAAAAATGGATTGAAACTAAAGGTAAGTTTATGGAAAAACTTGCAAGCTTTGCTGGAATGATTACAACGTTACCGGCACAATTAAAGCTAGGTCTGTTAGAATCACTCAAAGGCACATGGCTCGGTGATAAGCTTGTCAGTGATGATATGGTTGCAGATGCAAGAGCACAAGTTAGTTCAGGCCAAGCCTTCGCTGAATCTTTAGTTGCAAGTAGTAGATCTAAAACACAAGAAGATCTTGCAAGAATTGCAAAAGAAAGAATGGAATTAGATGCTGCAAAAAGAAATATGGAAAAAGCTGCTCAGGTTATGATTAACCAAAATAATGCTGGTGGCACAACCGTGAATACAACTAATTTAAATCCTAGTGGAGGCTCGGTAGCCGACCCATACGCAATGAGCTATATGGGTCGAAAGGATGGATCCTTTAACATGTAGCCGGTGCTTAGTCGGCGTTTGCCAACCGAGCGAAGTAGCTCATAGTATCTTCTTCGCCTTCTTCCGATACCTGCTCAGCAGTTACCGGCTCCTGTGGAATATGAGGATTAAGAACGGCTGCTGGTTCAACTGGTCGGGCAACCTCATCTAGAGATACGGCTGCGGCGACTGTTTGTGGAGCAGACATTCCAAGAATACTATTCAACTTAGTCTTTAGTTCATCATATGATTTATAGTTCTTTGGATCTGTCCACTCAGATAGATCATGCATCTGGTTATAGATAGTTTCTAAAGCTGCATCATCATCTGCTACTGCGGTTTTCGCTGCAAATTCAGATTTATCATAGTTACGATATCCTTCAACCTGACGAATCTTCAGTT